CAATCATAACAGCTATGGGGTCACCACCTCCTGGCCACAGAAGATAATCTTCTGAGGAGAAGTCTTTCATTACTCGTCTAGCCTTTTGTATAGATGGACTAGGTAAAAACTGAGGCTTTTCGTTTGGCTCAAACACAACCTCGAGTGAGCCATAACGTGTGGCATCAGTCAAGTCTGGAGTCCAACCGAACTTATTTTCTCGTGGTCTCGTTACCACATAAACTTTAGACATTCTTTATCCTTTCTCAGCGTGAAAAAACCTTAATCTATTTTTACAAAAATTAAAAGTTTTATTTTCACATGTCTATATCTTTGTCTAATATCGGGACAGGCTCAAGCATTGCGTTGTATTGTATTTTAGTAGAAGAAATTCGACCATTTATTTTTCTGTCTAAAGTTTTCTCTGCCTCGGGATCATCTTTTAAATTGGTCATTCTTTTTTTAACAACCTCTTCAGTTTTAAAACGAGCACCGCAAACTGCGCAAACTCTAAAGCGAAAACTTATGCCTTGTTTGCTCACTCCTGAATTGTAAACTCTCGTTGTTTTCTCTTCGCAATCTATGCAATGCAATGCTTTTCCTTTCTCAACATTAAGAATTTTATTGTAATTTTTTAAACTTTAAAAGTAAACTAATTTTTTAGCATTACCGACCTTATATAATAATAACAATGATGTAACCGAGAAACCGACGTTACCGACCTACAGTTGTTTTTGACCACGGTCTAGGAAATTACTTTTCCTCTATAGAGAGATAAATTTGAGGTGAAAAATATTTTTTCAGAATTAGCGAATTTGCGGTAACGTCGGTAACGGAAGGCACTTTGTTTATAAATTATAACGAGTTGCAATCGTTACCTAATGTAAAAATCGTCGGTAACCGAAACCGAACATCGGGATCTCTTTGCCATAAATCGTGCAACTTATTGTTTTCATGTGTTTCTTTTCTCTTTACTTCTCTGGTAGGAAAGGATACAATCTATATATAAACTGAGAAAGGAAGAAATATGAAATATGCAAATGAAATCGGATACAGCGACATTAGACCATACGAAGTTGTTAAAGTTATTTCTGACAAAACTATAGAGGTTCGTGCTATGAATGCAGAGCTTGACCCAAACTGGAAACCAGAATTTGTCTCTGGTGGTTTTGCTGGGCATTGTGTTAACCAGTCTTCTCAAAAATGGATCATTACCTCAGACCCAGAAGCTCATGTTTTCCGAATTCGTTACAGCAAAAGGCACAGTTATGTTGTTAGAAGAGGTTCTAATAATTTTGAACCAACTGAGGTTCGTTGTTTTGCAGATGCTGGTGGCAGCAAATATAAGTTGTCAGAGGAACCAAGAAACTTTTACGACTACAACTTTTAGTTCGCACTGATGAGTGGTGGGGTTGCTCCCCACCCGAAACCCTCTGGGTCTGCGATAGCAATTTAGAAAGGAAAAAATATGATAAATAAAGAGTTCACTTCTAGCCAAATTAAAAATCTTCACGAGATTGCTGAAGAAGAAGTAGAGGACATGTTTGGTGATGCAGAAGAAATTGGTTCATCCGACATTAGCATTTGTGTTCGTAATGTTTTAGAAACTGCGAAGCGTGAGGGAATTGTGCATACTGATGCTGACTTTCAACTTACAGCTGTTCGTTCAATTGTTTATCAAGAACTTTCAAATATGGAGGAGGTGTAATGGCATACTCTGTTAAATGGCTCTGCTCTGACGAGGCAGCAAAAGCTCGTTATCAACGACTAACTCCTGTTGGTGAAACTTATCCCATGATCATTCATGAATATGTTGTTCATGTGGAACTGAATGGCAGGATGGAAAATCTTGAACGATTCCAAGAGATCGATGCTGACAACATTGAACATGCTCTTGCTCTTGCCAAGCATTGGGTGACAGTGCATGGTGCAGCGAGCGTTGCGATTCGTAAAGTTGGTCGTGATGGTTCGCTTGGCATTCCTGACATTTATGATTGGTCAGATTTTTATTGAAAAGGATTCGCAATGGTAAAAACAATTCTTAATTCCGTTCTGGCAGCAGCCATGATTTTAGTTGTATCTTTTTTCTTGTGCTTTGTTATAATAAGCTTGTTCCTAGATTGCAAAAGTTGGGACAAGGAGCTCTGGACAGCTTACAGCTCTTGCATTCTTCCTCTCGAGATGTTAGTAGTTAAGTAAATGCCCAGAGACTTAGATGTTCATATTTACTCCTCAACTAAAACCCTGCATAAATGTGGGGTTTCTTTTTGCCCAGAAATAGGATACAGTTAATTCTCAGTTGACCACTGCAAACAAAGGTTTCAAGGAGATTAATCTGGTGTCAGGAAAAGGCAAGAAAGTACAAGTGCAAAGACCAGTTAATAATGGTCGTAAAGTTGAGCCTGAAAAATGGGATGGAAAGTTCAAATCTGTCGAGCCATTAAAGAACCAGAAGCCTGCTGAGCATCGCCAAGCTCGTTATAAAAAATGGAATCATCCAGCCACAATCAATTGGATTATGGGACAAGCTGACCCTGTGGGATTTCTCGCTTCGGTTATGCATGGCAAAGAGATGTTTAATGTTTACACGCAAGACCAAGACGGCACAGTTCAAAACATCGGAAAGGTTGGTGCCGATCCGGAACTGAGAGTCATGGCAGCAAAGACTTTATTGGGCAAATGCGTGCCTGATTTAAAGGCTGTTGAAATAACAGCACAAATCGAAGAGAGAAAGGTGCTTGATATAAGCAGATTAACAGACAATGACCTCACCACAATTGAACGAGTTCTTGAGCACGCTGTCATTGAAGGAAGTCCGAGCGGAGAAGATGAGGAGATCACTGAAGGAGTTTACCAAAAGCTCTTGGCAAGCGATTGAACCAGGAAGAGACTTTCACGACAACTGGCACATTGATGCAATCTCCGAACATCTGCAGGCAGTTGTTGAAGGAGACATTAAGCGTCTAATAATTAACATTCCACCTCGGCACATGAAATCAATCTCGGTGGCTGTTGCTCTCCCAGCATGGACTTGGACTATCCAGCCAAGCAAAAAATTTCTCTATGCATCTTATGCTGGCTCTCTTTCCATTAGGGACTCGGTAAAGTGTAGGAGGCTCATCGATTCTCGTTGGTATAAGGAACACTTCGGCGAATCATTTAAGCTAACTGGCGACCAAAACCAGAAGCAAAGATTCGAGAACGACCACACTGGTGCAAGGATTGCAACCTCGGTTGATGGTGCTTTGACAGGTGAAGGTGGTGACATAATAGTCATCGATGATCCGCACAATGTTAGAGAAAGTGAGTCATCAGCTGTCAGGGATGGTGTTCTTGAGTGGTGGGATCAGGCTATGCAAACTAGACTTAATGATCCTAAAACTGGTGCGTTCATTATTATTATGCAAAGAGTTCACGAAAGAGACTTAACTGGCCACATATTAGCAAACGAGATGGAAGGCGAGTGGGATCATTTATGCATTCCTGCACGTTATGAGATTGGACACCCCACACCAACAAGATCCCGTTTAGGCTTCACTGATCCACGAACCATAGAAGGTGATCTTCTTTGGCCAGAAAGAATTGACGCTAAAACATTAGACAACCTAGAAAGATCTCTTGGCAGTTATGCCTCAGCAGGTCAGCTACAACAACGACCAATGCCCAAAGGTGGCGGTATTCTAAAAGCTGAGTGGTGGGTGCCATGGGAAAAAGATGATCTTCCGGACATTGAATATGTTTTGCAATCTTGGGACACAGCATTTAGCACGAAAGAAAAGTCGTCTTATTCAGCTCGCACAACTTGGGGTGTCTTCCGTAAAGATGGNCAGATAAACGCAATGGTGCTAGAAATGTGGTATGATCGTGTCAGCTATCCTGAATTAAGAAAGCTCGCACAAGAAGCATATTATGATTGGGAACCTGATGCAGTATTGATAGAAAAGAAAGCATCTGGCCAATCCTTGCTGCAAGATTTACGCATGGCAGGTGTGCCTGTTTTAGAGTATATGCCTGACAGAGATAAAGAAGCTCGTGCTCATGCATCATCGGCTCTTTTAGAAGATGGAAGAATTTACTATCCTTCTGACAAAAAATGGGCTAAGAATTTAATTGATATTTGTGCAGCTTTTCCTGCTACCGATAATGATGACATTGTCGATACCTGCACACAAGCATGGTTAAGGCTGCGAAAAGGTTGGTTTGTAACGCATTCTAACGATTTGGATGACGATGATTATGAGGACAAAAGAAGGATAACATTGTATGGCTAGAAAACCAGTTGCGATTCAACAACAGTTAGCTCCCTTTGCAGAACCAGCTCCTGCTGATGAGCTACAGGTTGAAACAATTGGTGATGATGTTTTAATCGGAGATCCAGATCTAGACAATATTCCGGAAACAGACAGCACCTTTGACCAGAACTTAGCTGAGGAGATGTCTGATAAAGAGCTTAATGCATCTGCATCTGAGCTCATAGGCTATTACAATAATGATCGCGAAGCTCGTTCCGAGTGGGAAGAGCGATACAAAAAAGGTCTACAAACTTTAGACCCAGATGGTGGCATGGACGAATCCGAGGATGAACGTGCTACTCGTGGTCTATCTATCGTTGTTCATCCTATGATAGCTGAGGCTGCAACGCAGTTTAATGCTAGAGCTATTGCTGAACTTTATCCTAGTGGTGGTCCAGTTAAAACAGTTATTGTTGGCGACCCAAGTGAAGAGCTTGAAGAACAAGGCCGCAGAGTTCGTGAATATATGAACTATCAGATCACGCAGGAAATGCCAGAGTATTTTCCTGATTTAGATCAAATGCTTTTCCATTTACCATTGGTTGGCCAGACATTTAAAAAGGTTTGGTGGGACAGCAATATGGACAGGCAATGTTCGCAGTTCGTTAAGGCTGAGGACTTCGTCGTCGCTCCGGAAAGTAAAGACTTATATACCTCACCTCGTTATACGCATGTTATTCGCATGCCTAAAAACGACTACAATCGTTATGTTCAGTCTGGTTATTATTTACCAAGCACCGACCAAGGTGGCGATTTAGATCCATCAGGCGACACTATTGGCGAGATAGAAGGTGTTGACCAGTATGCCGACGATGTACAAGACAATGTAATGACTCTTTTAGAGATGCATGTTTACCAATCGTTCGAGGAAGAAAATGACGATGACGATAATGCAGTTGCTATTCCTTATGTTGTTACAGTAGACTATGACAATGAAAATATCGTTAGCATTCGTCGTAACTGGCGAGAGGAAGACGAGTTAAAGAAACGCAGGGATTGGTTTGTATCTTATAAGTTCCTTCCTGGATTAGGTTTTTATGGCTTTGGCTTATATCATCTTATCGGTGGTCTGGGTAAAGCAGCAACTGGATCCTTACGAGCTCTTTTAGACTCAGCTGCATTTAGCAATATGCAAGGTGGCTTCAAGTTAAGAGGCAGAGTTTCAGGTGGTGAAGTTCAGGTAAATCCTGGAGAGTTTGTTGACTTAGATGCAACAGTAGACGATGTGAACAAAGCAATTATGCCGTTGCCATTTAAAGAGCCAAGCAGTTCTTTGTTCAGCTTACTCGGTTATATTGTAGAAGCAGGTCAGCGATTTGCTAGCACTGCGGACTTGAATGTTGGGGATGTGAATCCAAATGCACCTGTTGGTTCGACAGTTGCCTTAATTGAACAAGGCAGCAAAGCGTTCTCGGCGATCCATAAAAGGTTGCATTATGCCCAAGGTCAAGAGTTCAAGCTCCTAGCCGACTTGAATGCTGAGAACCTTCCGGAGCAGTTTACATTTTCGTTGATAGGTGGCGAATCAGAAGTGTTCGCTGCTGATTTTAACGAACGCATTGATATTCTCCCAGTCAGTGACCCCAACATTTTCTCTACTGCCCAAAGAATCGCTCAGGCTCAGGCTGTTTTACAGATGGCTCAGTCAGCCCCAGACATGCACGATATGTATGCTGCTTATAAGCGTATGTATGAAGCGATTAGAATTCCTAATATTGACGAGATATTGGTCAAGCCTGCAGATGCACCGATGCTAGATCCTATCGACGAAAATATGTCGGTGATGTATGGCAAGCCAATAAAAGCATTTATAGAACAAGATCACGACTCGCATATCGCAGTCCATATGCAGTTTTTACAAGACCCATCGCTCGCTGGAAATCCTGGAGCTGCAGGCATGCAACCTGTTTTAGTTGCCCATGTTGCTGAGCATATCGCGTTGCTTTATAGAACACGAATGGAATCAAGCATTGGCGTGCCATTGCCGACTGTACCAGACTTGAGGGAACAAGAGTTACAGTTCGAAGATATCAACCCAGACTTAGACAGGCTAATTAGTCAGCGTGCTGCTCAGGTTGTGCAAGAAGCACCTCAGATGAAAGCGATTGCTGCAATTCAGCCGAAAGGTCAACAGCAGGATCCATTACAATATGCCAAGCAACTCGCCCAACTCGAAGCTGAAGCACTCAAAGCTAGGACGGAGTCCCAAATCGCTGCAGACCAAGCTAAAGCACAGTCCTCAATCGCAATTAAAGAAGCTGAAGCCAAGCAAGATATGGAAATCGATGCAGCCAAAGCTCGTGCAGATTTAGAAGCAAAAGTTTTAAAATTAGAAGCTGAGTTGCAACTAGAACGAGAAAAGAATGCAGCTAAAATGCAGATGGAGGCTATGAAAAATGGATGAGTTGTTAGCTTCTATTAGACCAATAAATCCAGCTGCATTCGGTGGCTTACCTCAAGAGCAAGCACCCCAACAAGGAAATCAATCATTTGACGCAAACCAATACCTAATGCAAAAAGTAATGGAGATTCGCCAGAAAATGAATCAAGGTGAGCTAGGTGCACTTGGCAACGTCATGGCAGCAATGCCACCACCACAACAACAAGGAGCACCAGCAGCATGAAATATGGAGCACTAAGTTCTATCCCCAGAGAAACAAATATTAATGGTCAATTTCACCAACTAAGTTATATTCGCCCAGACGAGGCTGAGTTGCTTAAAAGTTTGGGTGGGGCTGGTACAGCAGGTCCAGGAGGTGTTCCTCAGTATGGTTGGTTCAGCGATTTTTTTAGTGGTGGATCATCTTCTAGTGCATCCAGCTCCAGCAGTAACGACGATGACGACAGCGGAAGTGGCAACAGTTTTTCGGAGAGCTTAGCGAACATCTTTACTCCAAACGATGGTGCATCTTATGTAAATGGTCAGCTTGTTGATGACCGCACAGGTGATCGCATAGAGGCTGGCGGCACAACATTTTCTGGTAATGTTATTGCAGGATCTGCAAAC